CGCCTCGGCGTTGTACAGCCACGCTCCCCAGATATCTGGGTGACCCATGGCGAAATGCGTAAGGGTGGTCGCGCAGACGATCATGGCGGCGGGACGGGGCTAGGTTCGCTGCCGAGGTGAACCCTCACCGGTTCGTTACCAACTCCACCAGGGAGGCGCCACGTCGACCAGTTCGGCCACCCGGGCGTGCAGTCGTGGACCGGCATGGGCAGGGCAGATCCAATCCACATCTCAGCATCATGGCGAGTGTTGCTCAGGGGAGGGTTGAGACGCTGGATGAGCGACGTCTGTGCCCACCAGAAGTTGCCACCAAAGAATGGGGCGTGAACCTCGATGCGTCCTCGGTAGCGAGGGAGGACGATGTCGTACCAGCCCGGTGTCAGCCAGTGACACCCCACCGCCTCACATGTGTCGAGGCGACGCACGCACTCCTGCCAGCCATCAACGAGTGCCCACGTCATCGACCGACGCCACGTCGCAGCCCACTCGTCCTTCGGGTTGGACACGCCCTTGGTGTGGGCGTAGAGGACGGCATCCCACTGCGTTGCGGCACAGTGCAGGGCGATGAGGGTCGTCTGCTCCCATCCCTCGTCTTCTTCGGCAGTCACCTCAACGGGCATCCGCTCCTGACAGAGCCGGGCACACGCGGCCCGCGCTGATGGGGTTCCAACGAGACCGAGATGGAGGATGCCGAGGCGCTCGGCGAGGCCGCTGCGGGTGAGGGCGTCGAGATGTTCAGTGACGATGGATCGCCAGCCCGGAGCGAGATAGGCGTGATAGTAGTGCGCAAGCCTTGTCACCGGCACGCTGCCGTCTTCCGCTGCAACCTCAGCGCCTCGCCCCAAGCTGTCGCCCATCTGTCCGCGTGTGCCTCATACGTGAGCCCTGCGGCCACCTCACGTCCACGCCCAGCCCGCTCTGCACGGTACTCCGCATCGGTCAGCAGGCGACGCAGGCCAGCCAGCCAGTGGCGTGGGCGAGATGCGAGGTCGCCGGCACCGAGCTCGGCGAACCGTGCGTATTCAGGCAGCGGGGATGCGACGAACGCCACCCCCAGCGCGGCCATCTCGAGCGGCTTGAGGGCAGACTTCCCGCGGTTGAACGCCGTATACGCCAGCGGTGCGATCCCCACGTCCAACCGTGCCACCTCCACAGGGTACTCCGCGAACGGCATGAACGGCACCACCTCGCCCTCTACCCCGAGCGCCGTCAGGGTGGCCTCATCCCCCACCGCGCGGAAGGTTGCACCGGTCTGACGCATGGCCTGAGCGACGGCCGTCCCAACCACGGCGAGGTCCGCAGCGTGGACTTCGACCCTGCCAGCCCAGCCTAAGACTGGGGCAGAGGCCGCGACGACTTGAGGTTGCGACCCTCCGTCCATCGAGCATGCCCCATCCGCGCCAAGATACCACTCTGGCACGCAGTTGCGCAGTACCCTGAACCGCCCATGCCGCCCGTACCGCTCAGCCAGCGCCGGGGTGCTCACCGTGACCATGTCGGCCATCCTGCACGCCCGCTCGAGGTGATGCCAGTTCTCCGCAGGGTTGGACGGGTGGTAGGCCGCGAACGCCGGGTTCCCCGGGTCGACCGCCGAGAGTAGATCGTCCACGTCCATCACCACCGCCGTGCCATGCCGCTGCCAGGACGGGATGCAGTCCACGATGTCACGCCTGCACACCCGCTGGAAGACAGCCACGTCGCAGTCTAGCGGTTCGGCCCATGCCACCCGTCGCCCGTCCGGCGTGCGGCGCCACACGGCCTGTATGTCCTCACGCCGCCCCTCAGCCACGTCCATCCCCTGCACCGCAAGTACGGTCGCAGGGAAGACGAGACGGTACATCGCGCAGCCGTCATAGCAGGAGGCAGGGTAGTAGCGGACGCGCACCCTATCGCCGCGATCGAGCCTTTTCGTACATGTCTCGGTAATCGTTCGCCGTGTGCCACCAGAAGAGGCTGCTGAGCAGCCCCAAGCTGACGCCAGCGATGAAGCCGCCGATGACCGAGCCGCCATTACACCACGGGATGCCAAGGATGGTTGTGGCTACCCCACCGACTACCCCCAGTGACGCGCCGATCGCGCAGACCTTCAGGGCGATACGGTCCTTGGCGACACTATGCATCAGACCGCCGGATCCTGCGTGATGACCGCCGCCACCGCGTCAGTGTGTCGCGGTGCTCGGTCATGCTGCTGCCTCGTCGGCGCTGGACGATGCGCTTCCGCCGTCCGATGGCCCCAAGTCTTGTCCCCACACGGGTTGATCGGTGGGAACGTCCGCCTGGACCACAACTAGATAATGTGGGCAATGCGAGTGCGCGGGAAGATCTAATGCCAGCATGGTGTCAGCATCGGCAGGATCTTGCTCGCTGCTCATGTCAACCATTCCCTGGCAAACATCGCAACTGGCGTCTTGCGGTTCAACCCATGCCAGCGTGCCGGTCTTGTTCTCCTGCTGGAAATCCTTGGCGGCGTCGTACATTCCGCTTGCAGCGTTGTCGCCAGACCACTGATCTGCCTTAGATGCGGACCTGCCATCGCGCCAGTCAGACATCGCGCCAGTCAGGGCGGCTCGCCGGTCGGCGTCAGAGGTAAGCGAAGGGTCATCCTTCACCGCGCCCCAGGCGCGCCATGTCGCTGCCGACGCGTCGGAGTTCCAACTCTTCACCGCCGAGTTCACCATGTCCGCCGTATCCAACTGGAGCTGGCGCAATGTGGCAGGATCGGTGATGTCCGTCAGCGGATCACGTCCGTGCGCGGCGAGACCAGCGTTGATCCCTGCCATGTACCCGTCCGTGCGCACTGCGGTGAGCGCGTCGAGGAGGTCGTTGGTGGATGCACTGTCGAAGTGGAACGCACTGGCGGTCTGGCTGACGAACAGCGGCTCGGATAGCGCGAAGATGGCACGCTCCGTCTCTGCGCCCGTGAACCGCTCCACTGCTGCCCGTAGGTCCGCATCCTCGCTGTCGGAGAGCGAGAAGAACGGGTCGATCACCTTCGCCCCCTCCCATGCGATGTCAGGGCGCGTCCCCGTGGCACAGAGATCGAGGTAGCGGTGCAGGGCTCGGAGGAAGGTCGGGTCGGTCAGGCGGTCGGCGAAGGTTGGTCCGGGCTCCGGTGCAACGCCGGTCGGGTCGACGTACTCTGCCTCAGCCTGCACGGCAGGGTCATCCGCGGCGCTCTGCGTGCTACCGGGCTCGGGTAGGTCGGACGCATCAGGTGGTGCAGGAGTGTCTGTGGTTGCCGATGCGCGTTGCTTCCATCGGTGCACTGAGCTTTTACTCGGACCCTTTCTGTCTGGCCCGGACAGCGCCGCGGCTGTTTTGCGCAGCGACCCATGTACGGGCAGTGCGTCGAGTGCAGCCTGCCGGGTGTCGCTGGGGTGTGCGAGTTCGGCGCGGTCAGCAGACACCCTGCCCGTCCTCCGCTGCCTTCTCTGCACGCTGAGCCCTGACCTCGGCGCGCGCGCTCTGCCAATTCCCCGCAGCTGTTTCAACCAGCGCCCAGATGCTCAGAGCGGTGACGTAGGGGATCGCGCTCGCCCAACCCGTGACGAAACTCACCGGCAGCATAACCATCCACGCAAGCGTGCGAATACCGTGCACATAGAGCCAGAACCGGGGACTGTCGAGGACTTCACGCACAGCGCCTCAGTGCCCATGCCTGCGTGCATCGACATGCCACATCACGCAGATAGCCACGCCCGCGCATGCCTCAGCGATGGCAACGCAGGTAGCGATCCAGAACGCCACGGTCATCGCAGCTCCGAGCGTGCTGGCGGTCCATCGTCACCGTGATATGGAACATGCCAGATCGCCCAGCAGCGCACACACCGATAGGTTGCCACTCGTACCGGCTTAGGGTCGTCAGGCACACGCACCCTGCCATCCGCATGCCAACCGTGGCCCAGTAACCGACAGACCCAAGCCCATCGCATGTCCCTCATACCGTACCTCACGGTCATGGGCGTGGCTCTATCGTGGTGCGCATCCACCGCTCTGTCTGGTTCCGCCGCTCTGCCTGCCAGTCCTGAAACTCAGGCTCCATCGACCGCAGTAGGGTCAACTTCTCGATAAACGGCAGCGTCAGGCCGACATGCTGCATAGCGAGGTAGTTGGCGAGATCGTTCCAGTTGTCCAGAGGGACGCGGTACCCGCCCGTAGTCTCTATCGTTATGCCGCTATCAGCCATCACGACTTGCCTCCGTTCTTAGCACCGAGGCCCGCAAGCACGTTCTGCACCGACCTACGCCCCTGCCTCGCCACGATGTCCGCTGGGCTCACGACCACCTTGCGCTTGCCGTTCGCACTCCCACCGCCCGCCTTGGCCCGTGCGTTGATCTCCACCACTTTGGCCGCATCGGAGGACATGCGTGCGATCTGGTACGGCCTGCGCCGCTTGGCGAGGCGCACGGATGGCGGGTCGGGCTTCTGCATGCGGGGCTTGTCTGCATGCTCGAAGTAGTCCAACAGATACTCCCCCATGCGCACCCTCACAGCATCCTCGGCGGTCACGCGTCCACCCTTGATCTGCGGGCGGCGCCATGGCATCCGCGCCCTCACCGAGCGCTCAGCCATGGCGGCCCACTCGCGCTCGGAGAACTGCCCCGCAACCTGCTGGCCCTGCGGCGCTGGAGTGCCACCCGTCAGCGCCTTGGCGGCCGGGTTCACGGCTCTCTGCGCATCGTGCGGCGTTCCCCACCACGTCGGCGGCAGCACCTGCTGGATGAGCGGCACCAACGCCTCGGGGCCGAGCAGCGGATCGCGCTCCGGGAGGTCGACGAACTTGCGCAGCGTGTCCTCGTCCTGCGCTGTCGGCATGACCCACCCACCCTGCGACAGCGCGAGAAGGGTCTTGCCCATCAGCTCCATGTCCTTGCGGCCGATGTCTCCGTGCTGCAACTTCGGCATCTTGCTCGGGTCGGCGTTCGCGTAGTTGATGGCGATGAGCAGCGGGATGCCCGGACTGAGATTCAGCACCTGCTCGAACTGGTTCGCATCACCGTTGAGCTGCGTGAGCTGAATCTGCGAGTGATCTTGGCTGAGCGAGTACGCCCCGCTGTTGCCCCGCTGCCCGAGCAGCAGGTACTGCGTGAGGAACGGGAAGCACAGCGCCGCGTCGTACGCCTCCCACGCCGCCCGGAATGCCGCCCCCTCGATTGAGTTGTGGATGACCTCGACCGGCACCGCCTCGGTGGTGACGATGCCGGCGTTCTCGTGGATGCGGTCGTTCTCCACGATCTGCCGCGCCATGTTCTTTTCCGCCTCGGAGTAGTCCTGCGGCAGCGTGGCCTTCATCCGCCCCATACCGCACCGCTCGAGAGCGATGGCCTCCAAGCGCGCGATGGCACGCTTGTACCGCCATGCCTCGTAGCACTCGCGGAATGCGCTGCGTCCGGTGAACAGTTCGCCCTCTAGGTCGTTGACGAACAGCAGTACCTTGTCCTTTGGCAGAGGCAGCATGTCGCCGCTGACGGGGTCGCGCTGGATGATCGTCACTAGTTCGCGTCGCATGCCGCCTGACGCCGTCCTGACAGGTTGAACGTCCCATCTGTACAAACTCAGCGGTGACCGCCATGCCAACTTCTCCCAGCCCCACTGGCCAGAGAACTCCCCTGTGGTGACGACCTCGTAGACGATCTCATGGGCCGCACACCCATACTGCTTCATGCCACGCAGGCCCTGACGCAGCAGGTCGTCGAAGGACATCGTTCCGAAATCCCACAGCGAGTGATGCACGCTATCGGCCTGCTCGATATGGTCTGGATCCTCGCTCGCAGGCTCTATGAACCAGTCCGCGCTACGCAGCGGGTTGACGGTGGCGTGCAGGCACATCGCCAGCGTGGCGTCGAACCCCATCTCGCGGTAGACCGACATCGCCCGGCCGCCAGCGAGTTCTGGGGCTGTCTCATCGAACAGTAAGCCCGATATGATTTGCGTCCCGCTGACGCCAAGCTCGTCAAGGTTCACCGCACGTCGCATCTCGGCCGGCATGGTCGCCAGCGCAGACTGTGCAGCCGCGAACTCCGCGCGTGTGGTCTGTGGGAACGCCCGACCGTCAGGACCGAGGATCGCCACCTACAGGTACTGCGCCATGTAGTGGTCTGTGGTCTGCGCAGGCGGTAGGTACTTGGCCGCAGCGGTGTCGGTCGCCTTGGTGTCGGCGTTCACCGGCCGCAAGGATGGGACACGCAGATGCAGGGTACGACGAACCCGCGATCTCAGCGTGGCCTTCGGTGTCGGCTGTCCCTGTGCCATCGTGGGACGCATCGTGGGACGTGGGACGGGTTGCCCTTACGCTGGCGCGGGGGCGTGCCCTCTGGCAAGCCAACATGAGCAGGCGTACCCATGTTCGTGGTACTCTTGTGCAGTACATAAGAGGTGAGCCCGCGACGCTGGTACGTCCGGGCTCCTGGCCGACACCTGTCAGGAGGCACGGCATGACCCATGCTACGCGAGCACCGGATCGTCTCGCAATTAGCGTCCCAACCTTCCCGGTAGTCTCGCTCGCCCGCCGCGTGGAAGCGGCCGTGAACGATCACTACGGCGCCGTCAAGGTGCGCGACGATGGCGGAGTCGATGGTGTCACCACGGATCGCGTAGCCGTGCAGACCACCCTGAGCACCGCTGGTCGTCCCAAGGTGGATACGCTTGTCGCCGGTATGCGCCGTCACGGGCTGATCCGTGGACTGCTCGTGGCGCCTCGGTTCTCCACGCGTCTGCAGCGCGAACTTGACCGACTGAACGAACACGAGGGCATCGACGTGCAACTCGTCGTCCTCGATCTAACCTCGGAGTAAGGCATGGATATCAGCATCGTTATCACCGGAACCTCCGCACTGATCTGTCAGTCCGACAGGATCATGCAGTCGACCTACTGGGGGTATCGCGAGTATAAGGAACTCTGCGCCAAGCGCAAGAAGACCGACACTGACATCGAAAGGCTGGCACGCATCGAGTGGGAGGCTGCGCTGTACATGGCCAGCGGTGGCCCAGCCATGCCACCGGAGAACGTCTTCGCATCCTTCCGTGACGGTGGACGCCTCTCGCGCATGGGAGCCGACGTAGAGCGTGCCCTGCTTCTGCCAGCCGAGTGGGCTCCGTTGGAGTTTGATGGTCCTCGCACTCCTGACGAGATGTGGGAAGACGGCTCGTTTCGCTTCGACAAGTCCGTCGTCGTACAGCGTGCTCGGACCATGCGTAGTCGCCCGATCTTCCGCGAGTGGTCTGTGCGCATGGTGGGAGGGCTGCTCGATGAGATGATGAACCTGTCAGCTTTGCAGGCAGTCTCTCGTGACGCAGGGCGCTACTGCGGGCTCGGCACTTACAGACGTGGTGGGTACGGACGGTTCACGGTACGTATCGAAGAGGTGCAAGACTAACCTCGGACACGGCAACTCTAGGCATGGCAGAGCTAGGCAAGGTCATGGCACTCTATGGTTCGGTTCGGCTGGGTGCGGCCCAGTGCGGCTTGTCGCGGTCCGGCTAGGTTGATCTCGGCTGTGCGTGGCTCCGCGTGGCGCGGAAGGGGGGCGGGATAGTGGCAGTCACTGTCTCGCTCCCCGCTCATCGGAGCGGATCCCACGCAGCGCTTGGGCCTCCGAACCCGATATATCTAGGGCCGGTCAGCTCAGCATTCAACTCGACTACAGCATTGGCACCTTGCCGCGGACGATCCAAGACGCTCAGGGCGGCACTCAGAACCAGATCATCGTGGCTTCCGGTTCGCGCCCCGTACTGGTCCCGCCCCTCCTTCGCCCGCGTCTCGAACACCCGCAACTCGTCCTGCAACTCGGCGACCATCGTACGCGGACCGACGAGGCGCTGCGTCTGCAACAACGCCTGCAACCGCGACACGAGGAAGCCCTTGCCGACGCTCAGTCCTCTGGCACTCCGCGGCACCACCCTGCCCTTGCGGTCCGCACCGTCCGCCGTGACCACGTCGTGATACCCATCCCCGCTGACGATCGTGACTGGCACAAGGCGGTGCGGGATGCCTGCCAGTTCGCGCCGCAGGATGTCCACCACCGGGATACCCACGCCTGTTGCGTCGACGTAGAGTTCGGGCACGATGCGGGGGAACTGCTGCCTGAGCCACTGGACGATGACCCTCACGCCGATCGCCACGTCGGTATATGGGGTGCCGAGCGGGGCGCGCTCGATGTGACGTGCCGTGTAGAGCGGTTCGAGCGACGGGACCCGCGGCCCCGGCAGGTGGTCGAGCGGATCGACGTACGCGGGCTGCGCATGCCTCACGCCGAGGATACCGAGCGGGCTGAGCGGGTCGATACCGATCGCCATACTGGCTGCCATGGCGTCCACGTCCGCCGCGGTGACATGCCCCAGCGCCATGGGTGCGTCGGTCACCTCGCACACGGTCACGGCGCTAGAGTCATTCACTTTTCCCAAGTCGATGCCCAACCTAAGCCGCATTAGGGGCAGTATCCATTGGATACGGGGCTCATCCCATGTCCGTGGTGCCGTACACCGCGAGGGAGATGAGCTGGCTCGCGGAGAGGCACTCGGGGTCCGCGCCCTGTGTGAACGCCCGCCGGTAGGCCACCTCCAGCCCGCGGTCGGTCAGCGCCCATGTGGACGCATCCTCGGCGTACATCTCCACCAGCCCATCGCGGACTGCGCAGTACCAGAGACCGTTGGCTGCATCGATGTCGAGCATACGGGCAGGGTAGGAGCGGCTGCGGGATGCCACAGGATCACCGCGCCCACCCTGCGCACGCCCACGGCTCTACGTCGTCGCGAGCCATGGCGTCGATGTCCTCGGTGCGGAAGGCGGCGGTGATGGCGTCGGCGAACTCCAACTCGTACTCCCTCTGCACGTAGGCGTTGCCGAACCTCGCTCGCTCTGCTTCGATGAACGCAGGCCGTATGCGCGGACACTCCCACCACGGCACCTTGATCTTGAGCCACGCCTCCTCCTGCGCCTCAGCCGGAAGCCGGAAGTCCCACTCCGGCGCCTCGGTCCAGATGTCATAGAACGCTCCGAACTTGGCATGCGCGGTGGAGAGCAGAATGATGCGGCCGTGGGATACGGCGAGCATGGGGAAGACGGCCTTGTAGAAGTCGTCAGGGACGTAGGCCGCCTCGTCGATGATCAGCAGTTTGGCCGTGAACGATCGCACAGTGCCAGCCTTCCCTGGCACCGCTAGGATTCGCGACCCGTTCGGCATCTCCACCCGGAGAATCGAGTTCCCCTTGAGATCGCCGTCCAGTTCGTCCTCGAAGATGCTGCCCGTGATGCCGTAGATCGTCTTGGACTTCCGAAGCATTTCCGCTGACTGATCTTGCTTGACCGCGCCAATGATGACGTCGCCGGGCGGATCCTGCTCAGCGACATGCAAGGCGTCCGTAGCAACGACGGTCGACTTCCCCCCTTGGCGGGATGCGAGGATGATGATCCGCTGCGCAGTGCTACGTAGCAGAATCTTCTGCCACGGGTCGGCGGTAATGCCAGCCTGACGCATCCGGATGACAGGGTCGAGCGCGGCAGCCAGTCTGCGAGCAGGGGAGAACAGGGCAGCCACTGTGCATCACGCTGCCGGCCCGTGGGCCTCGATACGGTCCAGCCTGTCAGCGATCACGGCGCGCATCTCGGGTGGAAGATCGGCCAAGGCATCACGGATTTGCACCAGCACGTTGACCTGCGGGGTGCGGTTCAGTCTCCCCTCAAGCTCGGCGAGGAGTTCGTTGGCCTTGAGACGGACAGCGAGGAGTGCTCCGGCGCCTGCGAATCGTCCCTCCGACAGAGCGTTCTTGGCACCTTGCCTAGCGTCGGCGCGAGTGTCGATGAGGTCGCGAAGCACATCGGCGGCATAGTCCACGATCTCCGTATCTGCTACTTCGGCTGCCTGTCGCGCCTCCTCGGCGAGGATCACGGGAAGGTGGTCAACCTTGTGACGTTGCAGTGTGCCGGTACTTGTGCCGAATTGTGCCGCGATCCCCCTGAGCGTCTCGCCACGTACCAACGCCTTGTCGATCTCTCCGCGGGATGGATGTTGGCACAGCGTGCAGGACCGGCCAGGCATCAGCGTGGCCCGATGGTTGCGACAGTTCGTTCCCACGTCATCGGTCTGGTCCACGGACGCCACATCCAGAGCCACCACGAGCGCAGAATGCTCGGCGGGTAGGTGTTCGGAACCATCATCCCCACGGCCACCACGAGCGCCAGCGTGGCTCCTCCGCTGCACGTGTGACCCGCTCATCCCCAACCGATCTCAGCGGCTCGCCGAACTCCGCAGCATACTTCTCGATACCAGAGCGAGCCACGATGGGCAGGCCATGCTGCTCCGAGACACGGTACAGAGTACTGCGCCACCCCGTCATGTCGAGGTCAGTCGGCGGTTCGCTCAGTGTCTCTACCGGAGTGCGGAACGGATACCACGCGTCGGGCGCAAGAAGGCAGATCGGCTGAGCGTACTGTGCCCTGATGGTGTGTGGATGCGCCTTGCCATGGAACGTGCTGCCGAACATGGCCACAGCTCCGACGATGACCGAGTGCTCTCCCGCCATACCACCACGCCAGAGTTCATCGAAGATACCGGCGAGCGTCGTCCGCGCGTAGATGCCGCAGGAACATTCGAGGGAAGGCGCGGTGTGGCTAGTAGTGGGTGCTAGGCTGATCGCCGTATTCGGTAAGCGGCACTCTGCCTCCATCCGATCCCTCACCGGCCATCGGGCGAGCGTGAAGACGCTCTGCAGTCGGTAGTCACCCACGACCCGCCATGCGCGGTATCCGATGATCGGCGGGCTCATGCCGGTACGGGCTCCGCAGGCTCAGGGACTGGCAGAGGCAGCACGATGGGCTCGGGTGCGTCACGCCGGTCAGCCTGTTCGTCCTCGTCGCGCCTCATGGCTTGACTTGACCAGCGCGTCCGACAGTCTCGCTCAGCGCCGACGCACGTGCATCCTGCAACCCAGCCTCATCGTATGCCGCACCCTCGAGCCACGAGATGTTCGCCATGCTCACCGTGCTGGCCTGAGTGACGATCGGTCCCAACTCCGCGACAAACCTGCGGCAGTATTCCTGCTCGTCCATGCCCAGTGCTGTCGCAGAGTTGGCCACTCCTGGCTGACGGTACTGACGACGAGCGTCGCGGTAGCGAGCCACCAGCTCTGGGTAGACGTTCTGCGCGGGCGTGTCGGTCATGGCCGTGGACCCCAGCGATGACGCGCCAACAGTTGCCCCACGTCACTCCTGAGCAGCACCAAGGCCCGCACCTCGGCGAGCATCTGATCCCATACCTCTTGTGGCGAATATGGGCGCGCCCAAGTGTTTCCGTGCAACGCTTCGTCCAGCGCGCGAACCAAGTCGATGGCAGGGGGCGCAGTGTCATTCTGGACGGTCATCCTGTCCTCGCCATGATCAACGGGCAGAGCAGACTTCCATCCGGGCCGCGTATCCCACAGGTGTGCTCGGAGAGTTCGTGCTCTGTGAGATCACCTGGTTCTGCCGGGCCACCGTCGCGGTAGTGGGACGGGTCGCGCAGCCACGGATAACGAGAGAATGCCACCGGCACCCCGCCATGCGTCGCGACGGTCCAACCGCTGTGTGTCCAGACGCGCGCCCGTCGACGCTCGCTCACCTGACGCGCACCTCGACGATCACGCGACACGTCGGGCACAGCCACCGCACCGCTCCGGTCGTGGTGATCACCGGTTCGGGTCGCATCTCCTCGTCGCCGCATGTAACGCAGGAGACGACCATGGTATAGGCCGGTGGCTCGCGCTCTGCCATCAACATGGCGTCCACCTCGTCGGCGAACGTCGGGCGTACGTCAGGCATGGATCAGCATGGTGAGCAAGGGGTCAGCCTGCACCTGACGCCAGAGGGATTCGGCCTGTTCCTTCACCATGGCCGCAGCTTCGATCAGCGACCGTGGGGCAGGAGCGGTGAGGTACAGCCGCGTGGAGTGCCACTCTCTGCGCTCGGATTCCCGCGAGTAGGGTAGGTCACCGCGCTGGCGGGCCACCTGAGACGGCGCCGGGTAGCCGATCGTCACCTCGAACCACACGCCGTTGCGGTGATCGGCCACGTCGGTCATCAACTCGCGCTCGTCAGCCTCGACAGTGTCCGGTTCCGGGTCGGCAGTTTGCGTGCCGTTACGCCCTTGGTCCTGCCGCTGGTGTGGGCGCACCGTCTGCGGAATTTCCGCAGACGCCTCCAGTTCGCCCCTGATCTTGCCGACCGTCTTGTCATCCACGCCCACGTCGGCGGCCACGCTACGGTTGGAGGTCTCAGGGTGTCGCTTCAACCACTGGCGGACGAGGTCGCGCTGCTGGTCTAGGGTCAGATGGCGGCGCGAGACGTTGATCAGCCAGACGATCTCCCACTTCTCGTCGTCGGTCATCTCCTGGTCAAGAACGCGGCGCGGATACTCAATGCCCAGTGCCGCACAGGCCCGAGCCCTGTGGTGTCCATCGATGATCCGGCCATCGCGGTCGACAAGCACCTCTTGGCTGGACAGGTATCCATGCGCAGCGATGCGGCTCACGAAGCGTTGGAACTCCGCCTCGCTCATCTCGGGCATGATCTGCCACAACGGCTTCGGCTCTGTGCTCACGGCTGCGCTCGCGCCTCGATACCATCGGAGCACTTCGCCAGCATCACCGCCTGACACGCTGGGCAAGTCCATGGAAGTTGTTGTGAGCGCAGATCGTCAAAGAGTTCCGCTGCAAGTGCCATAACATCGTCAGTCAGCATGACGGTGCGGGATGCGCCTGTCGTGCGCGGTCTCCCGGCGGCTTGCTCCTCATCTGCGGATGAGTGTGGCGAGGTGCGGAGTGGGTGGGTCGCTGATCCACCGCCTATCTGTGGCGGGCAACCTTCCCAATCCGCGCAAGCCGTCACGCTGCGAAAGATACACCATGTGCAGCGGTGATGTGCAAGTCGTGAGCAAACCCGTGGCCTCGGGTGCCACTCCGCTCCCCGCATCTGACCCGCGATCCTCGCACGCACGCACGTAGCCCGCACCACGCCCGCACCGGCGCGCCTGAGGCATCGGAATGCCATGATGGTCCGACCCCGTAGCCTCACGGCCTCATGACCCTGTATAGTTCACGGCATCAACCACCCTACGGAGACCCAGTCATGGCGAAGACCCCCAAGGCCACCCTCGACGCAGAGTTCACGGAGGAGGAGCACCGAGACGTCGCCATCACCATCGGCGGTGAGATGCCGCTGGTCGACCTGCACGAGCGGATCGGGCGGCTCCGGGCACGCACCAGCAAGGGCGGCGCGGCAACCCTCGTCCGCATCGACCACGTCCCGGGCGACGGCAACGGCACCCCGGCCCGCTACCGCCTCACCGCGAGTTACTGAGCGAGGCACGGCGGGTGCGCAAGCACATCGGGCTGCATGGCTACTTCACCCACGCTGAGCGGGACTGGCTCCGCGAGATGGGGGACCGAGCCTACGCCTTGTACCAGGCCGTCGTTGCAGTGCCCTCAAAGCTCTACTCGCTCTCGCGGGTGATCCGCGCCTGCGTCCGGGTGGGTATGCGCCACCCGGACGAGGTGCTGGAGGAGATCCGGGCCGACGCAGCGAACGGCGAGGTGGGCGACGAATGATCCCCGCTGCCGCCCTGCTCGTCGTCGCTGCTGTGGCCTTCGATCTGGGCATGCACGTCCCGCTGTACCAGACGCTCGTGGCCGTCGGCGGCGTGCTGGTGGGGTGTGTGCTGTTCGTGCGCCTACTAGTTGGCATTCAGTCGAAGGGAGCTGCCATTCCCGCCTCGCGCCCCGTCCGCGGCGTGATCGTCCACCGGCCAGACGTCTACCGCATCCCCCGGCAGGAGCCGCCGACCATCCACGCAACAAGCCTGCGCCTTCTCCGAGGCGGTCGGGACGAGGCGGCATCGTGAGCGACCACAACCCACTGGATCTGATCGCCCTCGCCGGGAAGGACGCTCGCATCGCCGAACTGAATGGGTGCATCGCCGAGTTGGAGGACGAGTGCCACACTTGGGCTGACAGAATGGCTGCGTCGGAGACGGCCAACCTGAACCGGATCGCCGAACTTGAAACGCTCCTCCAGCGGGTACTGCACCACGGCCCGATCGTGCCGATCCAACTCGCAGCCGACATCATGGCCGCCGGTATCACGCGACCAGCCCGTAGCACTGAGCCGCGCCCGTGAGCCACAGCCACGCCCGCTGGGCCGGTTCTCTCGCAGCTGCCGGGTTCTGCGCATGCGGCATTGGCTTCTGCTGGTCAGCGATCACCACCCCCGGCCCGACGCCCGAGCAAGTACGGATCGAGACCGACCTTCGGCTCAGTCAGGAGCAGCGGCAGGCCAAAATCGACGCCATGAACGCCAAACTGGACAGCGAGTGGCACTTCGACCGGCCGACGACGTGGCTACGGCTGGTCGAGGATGGCGTGCTGTTCGCAGTGTTCGTGGGAGCGGTCGGATCCCCGGCTGCGTTGGGATGGCATTTCTGGCGCAAGCGTGACATGCCAGACAGACTCACCGGGGCGGTGGCGTATCAGGGGCTGACGCCAGAACTGCGAATCGCCATCAACTCTGGCGCCATGCAGACCCGCAACCTGCTAGCGACGAATCCAGCCCTGCCGGCGGGGCTGCAGCACTACGCGGTCCACGATTCTCGCCGAATCGCCAGCCCCGTCGCTGAGCCCGAGGTGGTCATCACCAACCCCGCCGACGTCAAGGTGCCGACGCTGACCGAACTCATCCGGCGCCGCGAGGTCGGCCCCGGCCAACTCCTCGCCCTCGGCTGGGATCCCGCGACGAGTTCCCTAGTCCGCTCCGAGCCGACCGAGGATGGCGACATGTTCGCTGGTCTCTACTCGGCCGGGATGGGTGGGCATCAGGGCTCTGGCAAGTCTCGCGACGCGGAATGGCTGTGCATCCAAGCCGCCCTGATCGGCACCGGCCTGCGCCTCTGCGACGGCCACGGACGGATCAGCGCCAAAAGCCTGACGGGTCGCCTTCGCCCGCTCGAGGCCGCGTTCATCCGACCGATCGCCCTCGACCACGAGGACATCCTGCTCGCCATGCGCGAGACCGTGGAGGAGATCGAGCGGCGCATCAAGCTCGGCATCGAAGACGGTCAGCCCGAGCTCACAATCGTGGACGAGTGGAGGCGCGTCATCGGCGAGGACACCACCGGAGAGATCGCGGAGCACGCCGGAACGATCACCCGCGAGGGACGCAAGGTGATGGTCAACGGGCTGTTCATCTCGCAGACGTGGAGCAAGCGGGAATCCGGCCCGTTCCGCAACCAACTCGCCGCCGCCTTCATCCACCGCATGCGTCCAGACGAGGCGCGGATGCTCGTTCCCGGCGTGCCGAACGACACCCTGCGGCTGGCCCAAGGCGAGTGCTACGTGATACCGACGACGGGCGAAACGCATCGGCTCTGGGTGCCTCGCGTGGACGACGAGGCCATCGCGCTGGCGGGGCATATGCTCGCGTCGAACGGGCCACGACTGACGATCGGAGCGGTACCGAGAGCGGCCATCGGAGCAGTCGAAAATCCGCTCCTGCTCCGCTCCGGAAGTTCCCA